CAGGCACGGAATTATCGTGAACCCGAAATCGCTCAGTTTCCGCGCATTCTGGGCGTCGACGTTGCCTACGAAGGCGATGATGCCTCGGTGATCTTCAAACGCCAGGGACCGGTGGCCTACGCGCCAGAACGCCATCGCAATGTCGATCCGCATGTCGGCGCCGGTATCGTATCGAACCGCTGGCGCGACTGGGATGCCGATGCGGTGTTCATCGACAATACCGGGGGTTACGGCGCCGGCTGGCTTTCGCATCTGCGGCTGTTGCAGCGCCAGGCGACCGGCGTCGGTTTCGCGCAATCCGCCAACGATGACCAGTTCTTCAACAAACGGGCCGAGATTTACTGGCTCTGTGCGGAATGGATCAAATCCGAAGGGATGCTGCCGCCAGCGTCGGTTCCGGGCATGGCGGAACTCGCCAAGGCGATGACGCAGACCAATTATTCCCGCAAGCGCGGCAAGGGCGGTCGCGAGCAACTGTTCATCGAGCCGAAAGAGATCATCAAGGCCAAGATCGGTTTTTCGCCTGACGATGCTGACGCGCTGTGCCTGACGTTCTCGCAATACGTGCCGCCCCGGACGCCGCGGAGGATCATGCCGATGCCGCAACGTCAGCAGGAATGGTCACCGCGCGCCGCACTCGATGCGGACAGATACGGGATGTTTCAGTGAGCCACCGAACCTACACCGCTCGCCTGCTGCGCGAGCCCGCAAAAAAGGTAACGCTGACTTTCGAGGACAAAGGCGAGGCCGAGCCGGGCGTGTGGATCGGCGAGTGGCGCATGAACGGTGGCGCGCCGGTCCAGGTGCGCGTCGTGCCGGCGCAGGTTGAGCCAGAACTGCTGAAGCGCGGCCTGGAAAATTACCGCTACGAGGAGGACATGGACCTGCTGGGGCAGTGGGATGTCGATCTGGCGACGATGGATGACGGCGTTTGAGCCATCTGTTCGGCGGCTCACCATCTGCGCCTGCACCGCCTCCGCCACCACCGTCGCCGGCATCGCCTGCGGTGTCCGCGACCGGCACCGCACTGACGAGCCAACTGAGTGCCGCCGGCGGTGCCGGGTTCGGTGGCACGCTGATGACCGGATCGGAAGGTTCGCAGCAACCGAACACAGCCGGCAAGACTCTTCTCGGCGCCTGATTTTCTGATGTCCGAAGCCGCGGCCGCGCGCCGCTACAACGGGAACGGTCTGGACCCGTCGCGCCCGTTTTATTTCGGTTCGTCTCCTGCGCTGCTGGCGATGGCGCCGGCCAACGATACCAAACCGCCGCCCGTGCCGCCGAAATACCTTGGCTGGCCCGAACTCTTCAGCCACCTGGAAGCCAGCCTTGCCTCGGAAAAAACCTGGCGGCTGTCATGGTGGCGACACTGGGGCGACATCGCGCGGTTCGAGCTTCCTCGCCGCTACACGGCGTTCGTCATCCAGAACGATTACAACCGCGGCATCCGCCGCGACGGCGCGATCCTCGACAACACGGCAACGCTCGATGGGGAGACGTGTGCCGGCGGCATCATGACGGTGTGCACCGATCCAGACCGCGAATGGCTGAAGCTCGGCGTTCCCCCCGGTATTGAGGTCGATCGCGCCGGGCAGATGTTCTTCGATGACCTGACCGAGCGGCTACGCTTCGCCCAGGACGAGACCAATTTCTACGAATCGCTCAACCAGTATTACGAAGACAAGGTTTTCTTCGGCACCGGCGTGGCGATCGATTACGAGGATGCCGAAAACATCTTCGTCTGCCGCAACCCGTGTGCCGGCGAATATTGCCTCACCGTGGGTTCGGACAACGAGAACAACGGGCTGACCGAGGAGTTGCGCTGGACCACGCGACAGATCGTCGAGTTCGCCGGATACGATAACTGCCCGACGCCGATCCGCGAGATGTGGGACCAGAAGGGCGGCGCGCTCGACCAGGAACACGTGATCGGCCACAAGATTGAGCCGAACTTTGCGCTCAGCGATGACCGCGGTGGCAATGTCGGCCAGTTGCCCGGACATTTCACCTGGCGCGAGGTCTACTGGACCGTCGGCAAGGAAAACGGCGCACCGCTGTCGATCGCGGGGTTTCACGAGAAACCTTTCGCCGCCTCGCAATGGCACCGCAAGGCCAACGATCCCTACGGCTTCGGTCCCGGCTACACGGTGCTCGGTGACACCATCGAGTTGCAGATCCTGGTGGCCCGGCAGGCTGAACTGGTCGAGAAACTGGCCCGGCCGCCGATGGTCGCCCCGGTCGCGCTGAAGAACGAGCCCCATTCGATCAAGCCGGATCAGATCACCTATTACGATGCCTCGACCGGCACGCCGCAGTTCAAACCGGCCTACGAGGTCAATCCGCAAGGACTACCGGCGATCACCGCCGCAGTGCAGGCCACCCAGGACCGCATCCATCGCGGCATGCACGCCGACCTGTTCCGCATGATCCAGCAACTGTCGGAACGGCCCGGCGAAAAGACCGCAACCGAGATCGATGCACTGCGCGAGGAACGTCTGATGCAACTCGGCCCCGTGATCGGCCGGGTCTACCGCTACGGCATCCGCCCGCGGATCAAACGGCAACTGGCGATCATGCGCCGCCGCGGTCTGTGGCCGAAGATACCCGACAGCCTGCGTCCGATCCTGGTGGGCGGGGACGTGCAGATCGAGTTCATTTCGATGCTGACGCTGGCGCAAAGGGCCGGATCGGTATCGTCGATCGAGCGGACGTTCGCCTTCGCCCAGAGCATCCAGCCGGAGTTTCCCGAGTCGGGCGATGTGCTCGATGCCGATGAGGCGGTGCGGGAAGCGGCAACACTGCGCGGAGCCTCGGCGAAGATCGTTCGTGCACCACGCGACGTCGCAAAACTCCGCGCCGCCCGCAAGCAACAGGCCGATGCCGCGCAACAGGGCCAGACCGCGCTCGCGGCGATCGGCGGGGCCAAGGCCCTTGGAGAGAC